GTGTGGCTTTCGTTTCTCCCAATGAGTGCACGACCCCCATTTGTTCAAAAAATCACGACAAAATATTTGACAAAAAATAGGTGCTGTGATATAATAATTATAGAAACAAAATAGACTGTTAAAAATAAGGAGGAAATGGAAATATGGAAAAAATAAAGGTCGATAGTATCGATACTATAGTTACTATGCACGGAGATAAGCCATATTATGAAAATAAGTATAGAATGGTGGGTGATAACTATTATCACATTGGGTATAGTTCTTATTGTTTAGATATTGCTCTTGCAGATAGAGAAAAATATTTTGAATTAGTGGACAGTAAAAAGGCAATAAATGAAAAATACAAAGTAGAGTATGAAAGATTGAAATACGATATTTCAACAGGGTTATATAATAAAAGCCGTATGGCGTTTGCTATACAATATGGCAGATTGTTAGCTTTTTTAGAATTATCTGATTTCACACCTATTGAACGTGATAACGAAGAAGATAAGTTACACGAATTATATTTAGATTGGGATAGAAGATATAACGAGGTGATATACAATGAGAAAATATAGATTACATAATATAACAGATTTCGGTACAGAGATTCACGATTTTGACACTGAAAAGTGTCTAAATAACTACATAGCAATATTTGTAGATACACCGTACTGGGTGGAAAATTTAGAAACTAATGAGATAACCTTTCCTACAGGGCAACCATTCTTTATAGGCTACAATGATTCTGAGGACGATAATGTTTCACGTGAAACACCGCAAGAATCCACATTAGACATATGGTTAAGAGAGAAAGTTACGGAAGAAGCAGAAGAAAATGATCGGTTCACTTTATCAGATAAAATATTATGTGTATTCGTTATAATTTTAACAATGTTGATGGCTACTGGTTTATTTTATTTGTTATTATCTATTATATCATTTTTAGTTGAATATTTATCATCATTCGATTGGAAATTATTTTATATATTATAAGGAGGTTTACACATGGCAAAATTAACAAACGCATTATTACGATATAAAGTAATGTTTACAAAAAGTGGTACAGGTGGCTATACAGCTCGTGTTATGATCCCAAAAGAAGCTATTTGTGATTTAGATATTCATGCAGGAGATTATATAGAATATACCCGTGTGCCACATGGTTTATTATTGAAAAAAGTAGAGAGGGGTGAACAATAATGGCAAATAAGCGTATAAAAAAGAAACGCACAAAAGCGTCTATTTTGCAACAGCAATATTCTAAGGAATATAACAAATACCTTGCACGTGTCAGAAACCAACAAAAACAGGGTGTGCAGATACAGAGAATTAAACGTGTGAAAAAACCTACTCAAGCTTCTATTGAAAGATTGAAAAAACAGACAGCTAAAGAAATTAAGAGAAAAGCGTCTGTGGTTAATATGCTGACAGGGGAATTAATATCGCCCGAAGAATATGGTCGTAAACACGCACTTGAAGCAAATAGAGTATTTATAAAATTAACACCACAAGAACAGGAATACGCAAGAATACAAGGCTACACTACAGTTAAGGACTTAAAAGCATTACAAAAAATAGGAATAAAAGTTAATACGGCAACACCCGTGTTAGACTATGAAGTTATTATAGAGAAATGGTATGATTCGTTAGAAAGTTTTGCGCCATCAACAGGGCATTATTTAAGAATGAAAACAGACAATCTTTTATTAAACGCAACAGAGCATGACCGTGCGTTATTTGCTTATACTTATTCAAAAGCACCCGAAGTATTTCCGGAAGACCCATATATGGACAAACCAACTGTAGATGCTGTTTTTTCAAACATTTTACAAAAGATGGGTATTTTTGAAAGTTCAGAAGATTTCAAAAATTTTATACAAATGCAAGATGTGTATGTTGAGGATGAATAAAAAGAGGTGAATATAATGTCACGTAAAAAAATTACTTTTTGGGCTTGTGATTTTGAGACTACGGTATGGGGTGAAAAATTAGAACAAGAAAAAGGCAAAAAACAAGATAGTACAGAGGTATGGTCGGGTGCTGACGTGGCATTATATGATAGCACTGAAACTGTAACGATTACACATTCTATTAGGGATTTTTTAAACAGATTTTTAACAATGAATGGAAATAATATTTTATATTTTCATAATTTAGCTTTTGATGGTTCTTTTATTGTTGATTTTTTATTAAAAGAGGGTTGGGAATGGGTACATTGTAAAGATAAAGAAATGAGGTCAAAACAGTTTCAAACCTGTATATCAGATATGGGGGCATGGTATTGGTTAAAATTGAAATCGAATAAAACATTTTTAGAGATTAGAAATTCGTTAAAGCTTATGCCATCATCGTTAAAAGATATAGGTAAATCGTTTGGCACAAAGCATCAAAAATTAGATATGAATTATGAGGGTGAACGGTGCGCTTATTGCGATATATCAGACAAGGAGAAAAAATATATTGAAAATGATGTGCTAGTGTTAAAAGAAGCTTTAGAAATGATGTTTAATGAAAAACATGATAAGTTGACTATAGGTTCTTGTTGTTTATCAGAATTTAAAGGGTTTTATGATAGTAAAGAATATAATAAGCTTTTTCCTGATATTCGGGATGATTACGTCGACGAATCAATTACAGGTGTATGGAATCAGTGGGACTACATTCATAAAGCTTACCATGGAGGGTGGTGCTATGTGAACCCACGGTACGCACATATGGTTGTCGGTGATGGTTTAGTGTATGATGTAAACTCTTTGTATCCGTCTATGATGCACAGTATTAGTGGTAATATATACCCGTTTGGTCATGGTGAATATCATAGAGGGGCACCGCCTGACGATCTTATAACTGCCACTAATAAATATTTTTTTATAAGATTCAATTGCAGATTTCAGTTAAAGCCGGGTGCTTTTCCGTGGTTACATATAAGACATAGTCCCTTATATAAAGCCAATGAAAATCTATATACTTCTAATGTTAGGTATAAGGGTGAATATTATAGATATTATAGGGATATTGATGGTCAAATGCATGATACCAATGTTACACTCACTATGACTTGCACTGATTGGAAACTTTTTAATGAGACATATGATATTTATGATTTATTGGTCTATGATTATGTATGGTTTTACGCAAGACAAGGTTTTTTCGATGAATATATCGATAAATATGGCGAAGAAAAGAAAACATCAAAAGGCTTTAAAAGACAAAAAGCAAAACTCTTTTTGAATAATTTATATGGAAAATTTGCTATGTCCGATAATTCTTCTTACAAAGAGCCTTATTTAGATGATGGAATCATAAGGTTTATTCTGCATGAAGAACACGAAAAGAAAGTAGGTTATATACCTATAGGCAGTGCCATTACTTCTTATGCAATGAATTTTACGATACGTCATGCCATGGCTAATTATGATAGGTTTTGTTATGCTGATACGGATTCTATACATCTGATAGGGCTCGATCCGGCTAAAAAGGTTGTTGAGCATTCAACTAATTTTTGTTGTTGGAAATGCGAAAGTACCTTTGATTTTGCGTATTATGAACGTCAAAAAACTTATGCGGAACATATTGTGGAAGAAAATCATAAACCTTGTGATCCTTATTTAGATATTAAAGCTTGTGGTATGAGTAATCAAGCGAAACGTAAATTTATTGAAGATGGAAGAGACATATCAGAACTATCAACTGGTCTCAACATGGATTCATGTAACTTAAAAGCGGAACGTGTAAAGGGTGGTATTGTTTTAAGAAATAAAGACTTTAAGATACATGAGCAAAAAGATAAAAAAATAATAATATAATGCTTGATTTTTAATTCGTTTTATGTTATTATAAAAATGTAATAAATAAGACATAACATTAAAAAAGAAAAAAGGAGGAAAAAAAGATGATTACAAGGACTTTAGTAACAGCAGACGTATCTGTGGAAAGAATTTTTAAAGACAAGGATACAGGTGAAATTAAAAAAGACTGCTTCGATGAAAAAATCTCAAATTGCAGAACTAGAGAAAAAGCAGAAATTCTCATTGAAAAGCAGTACAAAGGCGATATCATTTCTATTTTAGACATTAAGTTTAAATTAGAAAAACGTGCTATGACTGATGAACAGTTTTTGTTGAATTCAGAAGTTAATAGTGAAAAAATTGTCACCGAAGCAGAATTACAGGGAATGAAAAAAGAAGATTAGCAGGAAAACAGAAAAAAGCAGGAGGTAAATTATTATGGTAGAAATTAAAGAAATGAGTAGGGAATTTACAAAGGTAGAGAAGTATCTTATGACTACAGCGCCGGACATTGAACCATTAAAGAATATTGAAGATGGTTCATCTATCCCGGTTGATGGTTATATTATCTTTGATGATATCAAAGATAACGGAGATGTGCAGTCGATCGTGAGTATTATCACACCTGACAAAAAAGTATATTCTGGTCAGTCTGCAACCTTTAGGCAATCATTGAAAGATATTGAAGATGTAATGGACGGTGAAAAATTTTCTATCATTAAAATTAGTGGAAAGACTAAAGCCGGACGTGATTATATTAATTGCACTTTGGACGTAGCAGGTTTATAAATATAACGACGTGAGAAACCATTTTTATGTTCTCTTCTAAAGGGGGGGTGGCTTTATGCCACCTCTTTTTTAAAAAATAAATGTTTCACGTGAAACGTAAGGAGGTTTTAGTATGATTGATGATGGATATTATCATTGCGAAAGATTGTTGACCATGAAAGATAAATTCGGGAACACACCTGATATTTATATTGTTGATGGAAATAGAACAGCGGGTAAAAGTTATTCTATTAAATGCAGGCAAGTTTCTGATTTTTTAAAAGATAAATATAGACCGGAAAATCAATTTATTTATTTATACCGGAATGTTGTTGATATGAAAAACTGTGCTGAAACGTATTTTGGTGATATAGCGGAAAAATTTGATGGTTACGTTATGACAGAAAAAAGTTTGATGAACGGTGCATTGGTTCAATTATTTATTAATGAAGAACCGTGTGGTTATTGTCTAGCATTATCCATTGCAAGGAAATATAAAAAAATGCGTGGGTTGTTTGTGAATATCCGCTCTGTGTTTTTTGATGAATATCAAGACGAAGACAATGTATATTTGCCGAATGAAGTTAATAAGTTGTTATCACTACTAACTACAATTAGTGCAGGTCATGGAAAACAGCATAGAAGGGTTATGTTATTTATGGCATCAAATACGGTTTCGCTATTGAACCCGTATTATAGTGTATTTGGGATTAATAAAATGTTAAAAAGAGACACTAAATTTTTACGAGGTGATGGGTGGGTATTTGAGCGCACTCACAATGAAAATGCTTCGACAGCATATAGAGAAAGTGGAATCGCACGGGCTTTTAAAGGGGCTTCTTATAATGAATACGCAAGTGAAAATAAATACCTTAATGACAATGAGTGTTTAATTGGTAAACCAACAGGACAGGCACGTTATATTTGTACGATTAAGTATAATGATCGTTTATATAATGTAAGAAAATATGATGTTTGTTTGTATGTATCTGAGGGTGCAGACGATAGTTTTCCTACACGAATATGCTTTACAAAAAACGATGTTATAGACAACACGGCTATTCGTGTAAATTCAACGCATTACATTGTTACAATGTTACGTGAATATTTCAACAGAGGGTTGCTTATGTTTGAAAATTTAGAGTGTAAGAACATGATCTTTGACGTAATATCTTTTTAATGTTTCACGTGAAACATTGACATTTTAAATTATATTTGCTATAATAACAATGTACCCAAAATAATACGAACATTGTAATTGATATACACGCACATAGGCAAGCAGTCTGATATCAATTTTTGGTTTTGCGTCCCCTTTGATTCGATTATTTTGTTACGTACATCATGTTTCACGTGATATTGTTTCACGTGAAACATTTTTTATTTACAAATATTTATGTTTGTGTTATTATATAAAAAAGGAGGTGATGATATGGTACAGGACGTTATAACCGCTATTAATGCAGTGGGTTTGCCTACAGTTGTTGCTATTGCGTCTATGTGGTATGTGAAATACAGGGAAGATAAAAACGATTCACGCATAGACAAGTTAAACGTAGCGCATAAGAAAGAAATGGCAGATATCACAGAAGCTTTGAATAATAATACACTTGCATTACAAAGAATCTGTGATACATTCGAGCAGAAAAGGGAGGATTAACATGGATGTGAAAAAAGCGGTTGATATTTCGGAATGGAACGGTATCATTAATTTTGAAATATTAAAACATGCCGTTGATTATGTGATTATTCGGTGTGGGTACGGTCAGGATATGGCATCACAAGATGATAAACAATGGATTAGAAACGTCACTGAATGCGAAAGATTAGGAATTCCATACGGTGTATATTTTTATTCCTATGCTAAGACAACGGCAAGAATTGAGGGTGAAATCAAACATTGTCTTAGATTGTTGCGAGGTCACAGCCCTAGTTTGCCTGTATTTTTTGACAGTGAGGAAAAAGGTACGCAAGCTGTAGCAAAGCACAACGCAAAACGATTCTGTGATGCTATGATAACAAACGGGTACAAAGCAGGGATTTACGCTAGTAAATCATGGTTTGAAAATTATATCGGCGAAACATGGGGATATGATTTATGGATAGCTCGTTATGCTAATGCGTTAGGTGTTAATAACGTAGATATATGGCAGTATTCGAGTAATGGAAGTGTTGACGGTATTAATGGAAGATGTGATGTAAACCACGTATACAAAGACTATGGGGTGTCAAATATTACACCTAGTACACCACAGAAACCAGTCACACACGAAAAAACAAGAAAAGAATTGATTGCTTTAGGACAACAACACGCAATTAATTTTACTGGTGTAAAAATTGCGGTTGACGGAATTGTTGGGAAAGACACAAAAAGAATGGGTGTACGTGTAGTACAAAGAGCTATGAATTTAGATTACGGTCGCACGATTGCAGAAGACGGCATTGTTGGTAAAAAGACAAAAGCTAAAGCATCATGGCACTATGTAAAACGTGGCGAAAGGCAATACCTCGTCACAGCTCTTGAAATCTTATGCTTATTACAGGGTAAAGACCCACACGGTGTTGAATGTCCGGGAACGTTTGGAGGTGGTTTGGCACGTGCCAGCGGTGTAGGAATTATTTACGCAAGAGATATGTTATATATGGTTTAATTTATATTCACGTGGAACAATTGTTTCACGTGAAACATTTTTAAGGAGGTTATGAAAAAAATGCCGAATATAAATATAGCTTATCAATGGGCTGTAAATGCGTGTAATGCCCCCAACATTGGTTATTCTCAGCGGTATAGAAGAGGACAAACCGTGAATGGTATTACTTATTACGATTGTAGTTCTTTTATTTCTAAAGCACTAACAGAAGCAGGCTTTTTTACTGCTAACCCATGGTTTACTACAATGACAGAAATTAATTATTTGACACAGGCAGGATTTAAAGAAATCGATATAAACAGCGCATGGCAGGCTGGTGATATTGTTTGGAGAAGTAGCCACACTGAAATGGTATACACAGGATCGGGAGCAGGAAACGGCGGTGTGACAATGGGAGCGCACAGCGGACATTACCCATTACCCGAACAAGTTAGCATTAATTCTCATGTTTCTAAACCATCATCATGGACAAAAATATTTCGTTACGGTGATAGTGCAGGAATGACGCTTGAATGGATACATGGAAACCGTTATTTGTCGAATGAAGAAATGAAAAACAATGCCTACGTTTTTTATAGCACTTTGTTTTTTAAAGATTTTACATTGAACGCAATAGCAGGGATGCTAGGTAATATCGAGATAGAATCAAATATCAACCCCGGTCTGTGGCAATCGTTAAAAGAGGGGAATTATAATGGGGGCTATGGACTTGTTCAGTGGACACCTGCAACTAACTATACAGACTGGGCTAACGCTCATGGATACGATATCTCGGATGGATATTACCAGTGTGTATGGTTAGACGAAGAAACCGAAAAGAGCGGACAATGGATAGCAACTCCTGCATACCCGATGTCATGGGAAGAATTTCGGAAATCCACAAAAGAGCCTGACTATCTAGCGATGGCATTTCTAAAAAATTTTGAACGTGCAGGCGTAGAAAAAGAAGAAGAAAGAAAACAGAATGCGTTAAAATGGTATGCGTATTTACAAACATTGTCACCATACCCGATGCACCCACACACGAAAAAATCAAAAATGCCCCTTTACTTTTACACTCTGTTCTGATATAATGAGATCGTAAAAGGGTGATAAAAAATATAAAGGAGGATTTATAATGGATTTTAATGAAGCTTTAAACGAATTAATTGACGCTGTGACAAACGTTGAAGAGCACGGTGATGCTATTGAGTTCTTACAGAATTATGATAGCGAAAGAGATGGAGAGACGGACACCACATGGAAAGATAAGTACATCAAATTGGAAAGCGAGTATAAAAAACGCTTTAAAGAAAAGATGCAGGCGTCCGCAAGTAACACGGACAAAAATGACAACACAAGAGTTGAAAGAGAAGAAGAAATTTCTGTTGAAGATTTAGACTTCAATGGGAAAACAGAATAAGGAGGTATAAAAATGGCAAATCCAACAAATGCGAATATTTTAAGAGCATTAAAACAGGAATTATCTTTTGAGGCACAGAATCACTTACCGACAGAAGTTTCTGACAATTTGCAGAAAGTTTATGATACTATCTTAAATTTTGCAGCTGTTCGGAATGAGATTGTACCGTCTATGGTTAATCGAATTGGTATGCAGACGGTTGACAGTATTGCATGGAGAAATCCACTAGCACGATTCAAGAAAGAGCCTATGAGATACGGCGAAACGCATGAAGAAACTTATGTTAATATGTGTAAGGGACGTGTGTATGATTCACAGGCAGATTTTAAATTCGCTTTTCAACAGTACCAGTCTTATATCATGAGTATGTTCCACAATGTAAATCTTGAAATCCAGTATCCGGTTACTATCACGTACGATAACCTCAGAAAAGCTTTTACTACTGAATATGGTATTCGTGATATGATTATGGCGAAAATGGAAAGTGCTATCACAGGTGCAAACTGGGACGAATATCTTGCAATGCGTGACTTGATTAATGTGGGGTATGAAAAAGAAGTACTTCCGGCAGTCACAGTTGACGCTGTTACCAACGAAGAGGCAGCAAAAAAATTATTGGTTGAAGTTAAAAGAGCCGTTGGAGAGTTTGGTTTTCCACTTCCTGAAAATAACACAGCAGGCGCAACTTCTCATGCTATGCCGTCAAATCTTATATGGATAACAACTCCGAATGTAAACGCACACGTGAGTGTTGATGCGTTGGCATATGCGTTCCACATGGATAGAGCTAACGTAGAAGTTCAGACTGTAATCGTAGATAAATTTAGCAATCCTGCTATTCAGGGTGTACTGTGTGATGTTCGTTTCTTTAACGTGCGTGACCAGTTCAAAGAAATGACAGATCAGAAACTTGCGAATGTTTTATCATGGAACTATTTCTATACACAGGTTGAAATGGTTAGCGCAAGCCCGTTTTATCCTATTAGAGTGTTTACAACAGACACTGTGGTTGAAAAACCAACACTGGCAGTTGCAACAGGTACTTACACCGCCGGACAGACCCAGGAAGTTGAAGTAACTGTTTCAGGTGGCACAGGCACATATCATCAGAATTTAGTGACACTGGAAGTCGAAAGTGGTGCTACTTCTACGAAAACATATGTAATCCCAGGTACACATTTATTACACACAGGGGCAGACGAGACAGGCACAATCGTATTAAAAGCTATTTATCGACCGGATGAATCTATCACAAAAGCAGCAAATTATACAAAAGCATCGTGATTTAAAGAGGTGTTATTTATGATAAATTTACCTGTACAAGGAGGGGTTGCACCACGCAACCCCGAAACAAAATTAAGATTATATAGTGGTGTTCCATGGTCAGACGAGTATGAGCACGTGAGATTATATAGTTCAAAAGCAGAATTATTAGATCATTTAGAATCATATCGAAGAAATATTCCCGGCGTTGATTTATCGCATCTCGCCCCTATAAGAGTTGGTAACTATGATATACGAGTACCATTCACAGAAATGAAAGCTTTAAACTTAAATTATTTAGCTTTTCAAAATGCAGGTATTTCTAATGAGTGGGTTTTTTGTTTTATTGATTCGATCGAATGGTTGTCAGAAAAAACAACTAGAATAAATTTTTCTTTGGATGTTTTTCAAAACAATTTTTATAGCACGAATATCAAGCCGTGCTTTGTTGAATATCATCATATCCCTAGACGTGAAGACGGTATCGGTGTTAATCTAGTACCTGTTAATTTAGAAGCAGGAGAAACAATCGTTTCACAGCATAAAAAATTAAATTTGACACCAACTGACTGTTGCATTTTTGTGACAAGAGGTACAGTGGAACAGAGTTGGTTTGAAGGACGAGTTGAAAATGGCGTTTACTGTTGGGGTAGTATCGGACATTATGATGTGACAACCGATGATGGGTTGGAAAAAATTAACGGACTACTAAAAGAATATAACGATCAGGGTGCTCAAGATGCGGTTATAGGACTGTTTATGTCACCTAAATTATGCATAGGCGCATTAGGTGGAAAAGAAATAAAACCTAAAACCACTTCCATGCCAATATCGGGCAATGCTTTTGAGGGGTACAAGCCGAAAAATAAAAAATTATATTCATACCCGTGGTTATATTGTCTTGCAGACAATAATCAGGGAAATACACATATCTATAGATATGAATATAGTTATAATCAGGACAAATCAATAGAATTTGACAGTTACGGCACTATCGCAACATTACCACAAGTTTTAACAGCACCTAAAAATTATAAAACCCGTGAAAATTTAGCGCACGGCTTAATGAATGAAGCGTTAATCAATTCCTCATTCCCAATGTGTTCATTCTCTTCTGACACATATCGAGCATGGTTAGCACAAAATAAAAGTTCTATCGCATTGTCTCAAGTTCAGACCGCTGTTAATTCTACAATAGGACTAGGCACATCTATAGCAGGTTTAGCAGGTGGAAGTTTACAAGGAGGAATTAACGGTTCAAGTAAAACAACTTCTGCTTTTTGGGACGCTTTGGGGATGTTAGCAAATCAGACAGACAGATCAAGAAATGCAGGAGTTACTCATGGAAAAGCTTTATCGGAAAACGTAATGACAGGGATAAAAGAATGCGGTGTTGATTTTTATGAAATGTCATGCAAAAGACAATTTGCGGAAATGGCAGATAGTTTTTTTGAGCAATTCGGTTATCCTATCAACAAAATTACAATGCCTAATTTACGTTCACGAAGTCGTTGGAATTATGTGAAAACTTCTCATTGCGGTTTCACTGGTAATATTGATTTAGATCAGTTGAAAAAATTGCGAAATATATTTGACAACGGTGTTACTTTGTGGCATACTGATGATATAGGTAATTATAGCTTACCTAATAACTAGGAGGTGAGATCATGAAAAACCCTTTACGAGTTTTTGAAAAAAATATCAATAAATCATGTAAGGATGATTTTGAAACAATAAAAACTATATTTTTTTATGATATCTTTGACATTTTTGTTAATAGGTATAAATGGAATTGTTTACCCGAAGAGATTTTACCGATGTATATTGAACAAACTTTATTTTGGCGTGGGCTAGGTGTATTTATAAAAGATGATATTGCAGGCTACGCTTTTACGAATGTTTCATTGTCGGGCTTGCCTGATATTTATAATATACCGCAAGACAGAATTGCATACACTGCAAATGGATATATAGAAGAATATGGAAAAGAAAACAGTTGTATTTTATGGAGTAATTATTCAACCATGCCGTACTATTATAAAGCTTTAATGTATGCAGATAGCATGGCAAATTGTTGGAAAACGAAAAATATAAATATGTACGCACAACGTACACCTGTTGCTCTTTCTTCTTCTGACAATGAAAAAATGAGTTTTGAAATACTCGGCGAAATGTACGATAATTATTTGCCAATACTGAAAGTTTCAGACTCGCTAAACTTAAAAGATATTAAAGCTTTAGATATGGGTGCACCTTATATCGTGGATAAATGTGAACAAGAATTGCGAGATTTATGGGCACAGGTGCTAACATCTTTAGGATATGAGAATAACCCGGTTGAAAAAGGCGAACGTCTTGTGACAGGTGAAACAACTGGAAATAACGGACAAATAGAAGCAAATAGAAATGTCGGTTTAACATTAAGACGTAGATGTGCAAATGCTATTAATGAATTATGGGGGTTAAATGTAACCGTTGATTTTAATAGCGAATTGCCGACTATGATGAATGGTTACGTACCTGACAAATATATGCAATCAGGAAAAGAGGGTGACGTGATTGAGTAAATATACAACAACCGTTAAAGATATTTGTGAAAGCTTTATCTCACCACAAGAATTATGGGATATTGATTTATCAGTGCAAAAAATAATTGATAAATCACAGAACAAATTTTTTGACTTTGATTTTCCTTTTTATTCCAACGATCAAAAAGACTTGAACGAATTTAAAACTTATTTTTTACTGAGATACTGGAATAATTATATAGGATTTGAAACCCTAGGTATGTGGAAAACAGCCTTTTTATCGAAAATGCATGAATTAACACCGTATTATACAAAATTGTATGATGCAATTCAAAATGATAACCCTTTTACAAATATAAATGTATCTTATACAGAAACAGAAAAAGGAAACGAAAAAACAACAACTAGGAGTACAGATGCAGGAAACAGCGAAGTAAAAAACAATCAAAACTATCAGAATATTGATAGTGATAACCCACAAGTTACAGTAGCCACACAAGATTATGCAAGTACTATGAGCAGGGGTGAAACTATCAATAACACTACAACAAGCGCAAATAATAACCACACAGGAAATGACAACAAAGATAGTAATAGAGACAGGAATACAAAAGAAACTGGGCTAAGAGGTAAATCAACGAGTGAAGCAATTGCAGAATATCGTGAACAAATACAAAACATCAATAAAGAAATTGTAGATCATTGTCGTGATTTATTTATAAAAGTGTGGTAAAAAAAGGAGGTGAAATAAATGCAAGAAGAAATAAAGCCTTTATATCCTTTACTTTGTTGTGATGTGCCTAGCGTTTATAGCAATAAACAAAGCTATTACGAATGTTTATGTTATATCGGCTATAAAGTCAATGAATGCATTGAAGCTATTAACGGTTTTACAGACGCTTATAAGCAGTACACGGATGAAAAAGTGTCAGAGTTGAAAAAATATGTTGACAAACTCAACACTGATATCTATAATCATATTGCAGACGTAGAAAAAAATATTCGGGAGGATATGGATAATAGGGATAATGAACTAGATGAAAAAATCGATAAAGTTCAAAGAGATTTACTGGACAAAATTAGTACTCTAAATATTCTTATATATAAATTGAATGCCGAAACACGGGAATATATTGACAGTGAAATTAAAAAGCTTTATGATTATATCAATAATTATATCCCTAATAATATGCAGGTGCTAAACCCTGTTAAGGGGTATTACACTAGCCTAAATCAAGCGTTAGGTGATATCTATGATAATCTACGTTATTATGCATTGACCTGCCTTGAGTTTGATTCATTGAATTTAACTTGCACAGAATTTGACAACCTATTATTCACTTGTACAGATTTTGACTTATACGGTGCAAAAAGATTCCGTGTCGACAGCAATTTATATATGAACGATCCTTTTACAGGTGAATATGTATTTTATCAAGATGTTATATATAAACTTGCAGAATTACATTTTAATAACCCAATTACCGCAAGTGAATTTGATGCTTTATTATTAACCGTATCAGGGTTTGAAGCTAAAGCCTTAACTGCTTACACATTCGACAGTAACGGAAAAACAACATTAAAATTATAATTAAGGAGGAATAAAAAATGAGTTCAACAAACAAAACAACCTATTACAAATTAAGTCAGTATATCGGAACTGACAAGCCGACATATTTAGGAGATTATAACGCTGATATGTCTAAAATCGATGCAGGTCTTCACGGTGTACAGGAGACAGCCACAACGGCTAATCAGACAGCCGGAAGTGCTGAGACTATCGCACAGACAGCACTCGGGAACACAAAAACAAACGCAACAGATATTAAAAATCTACAGTCCAACGTTGCTGGTATTAACGCCGGTAATGTCACAAGAGATGCCAATATCAGCAAAGCACAGAGTGATGCAACTAAGGCAAATGACAGTGCTGTAGAAGCTAAACAGAGTACTGCAAATTTATCTGCAAACGTAAGGACATGGGAAAACATATCGGGAGCAGACCATTCAAAAATTAATAGAGCATTAAGGCTGATATTTGTTAATTACCTTGTGGGCGGTTCAGGTTCAACTGATAGAAAAGTGCTTTTCACAATTCCAAACTTTAGTACGGATAAAGATCTTGATTTCACAGGAAACGTTATAATCAATGGCAGCGGTGTTGAAACATTAGCTATCGGTGATTTCAGATTAAAAACAAACGGCGAGGTTGTGTACAATGATACAAACGCAGCGAAACCATATGCTTTCTATGGTTGCAGAATCACAGTAATGATTCCATACTAACCGAGTAAGAAAAAATAAAAGGCTAACCGCTGTGGTTAGCCTTTCTTCTTTTTTAATACGAAAAACATAAAATTTCCAACCTGTTTTATACAACTTAATTTTGCAAACTCTTCATTCGCCCATTCCGGTAATGATTCACGCTCGTTCATATTAAATTCAAAATATTCACCTAAATCACTAATCAATATAATAACGTTGTCTTCAATGTTTTTTATTGCCCCTGTAATTTTCATTTACATTTCCTCCTTATTTTTAACAGTCTATTTTGTTTCTATAATTATTATATCACAGCACCTATT